CCAACAAAGCTAACAACAGGTTCTACAATTTCATCGAAAACGAAATCAACAACATCCTCGATTGCACCAGCAACCCAGTCTATTACGTCTTTTACAGCGTCAACGATGAAACTCATTTACAACCCTCGCATCAGTGGCTTCTTACCAAGTCGCATGAACACCACATACTTATCGGTATTTTTGTACTTACCAATTGCAATCTCAGTATCCTGTTGGTCTGCGCGGCGCTTAAACAGCTTAAAGCCGTTTAGAAACACAGGTCCATAGAATTCTGTTGTATAGTGCGTGATGCCTTTTTGCTGTAGGTACGTAAAATACTTAAAACCGTTAACAATAAAGTTTCGGCCCGTATCTACGTTAAACGCTCGCCCTACCATCTTTTTCTTGTTCTTGCCCTTACCCGTATGGCCTACAAAAACAGTATTACCAATCTGCACGAGATCGGTTCTAGGTAGTGTGAACTCAGCGGCAACTGCTGCTAGTACAACTTCTTTTGGATACTTTAGGTCTGGCATGTTGTATGCGGACATAGCAACAATTTCAGGACCCTTTAGCAATTTCTCCTTACTATTAACTAATTCCACTTTACACCTCCCGTGAAAACAACGCAGCCGAGTATATGTTACCCATGCCAGCGGCAAGGCTGAGCATTAGGCCCTCGGGGATGGGGGCGTCAGAAGACAAGAACACAGAATCATCCTGAGTTCTATTTAGGATTTTCGGCACGAAGCCGCTTTCTAGGTCGCGTAGCAACAATCCAGTCTCCAATAGTCCGCTAGCACCCATCGTATGCCCAATACGTGGTTTGTAGGATGTTGCTACAAACTCGTTTAGAGAACGTAGGAGTGCCGATTTTTCCGCAGCATTGTTGACTGGCGTGCCAGTTCCATGCGTTTTAACTAACCTTACATCATTTTGATGTGCTTTGGCTACAAATAATGCACCTTCGATAGCTTTACTAAAGCCTGAACCGTCATCACGTTGCCCTAGAGGGTTTGTATTATCCTCTGCGGAGCTATACGCGCCAACAAATTTAGCTAAAGGGTCAGCCATACCCGCGTGTTCCTTCTCGAATATAGCAACTACAGCGCCTTGTCCAATATGAAATCCTTGGTTCTTGTCGTCAAACGCAGAGGGCTGGCGCTCTCCTTCGTCTTTGTACTGCAAGCTAGCGCCTGCTTCACCAAAGAACTCTAGGACAAGGTTGTTCACACTATCCTCACCACTAAATACAATAACTCGGTCAAATCCATAGTTATCCATTAATGTTTGCATATTCATTAGTACATGTAGGCTAGATGCGCAAGCGCTAGCATCTGTTGACACGTGATCATGTACGCCAAACATACTTGCAATACGACCTGCGTATATGTTGGTTAGTACAATAAACGGTACTTTTACCTTGTAATGCAGCTTTGTATCGGGGTCTTTGTCATATCGCCCGTTGTTGCCCATCCAGCCCTGATTACCAGCGGCAAAGATAAATCCAGTCTTACCTTTGACGGGGTTGTCAGCTACATAGCTACGCAACTCGTCATCAATAAGACTTTCTATCAGCACGTGTGGGGGGTACTTTAGCCCAGACTTTGCTCTACGAAACGTATTCGGCAAGATATGAGCATGTTGGGGGTACGGTATATCGTCAATCAAAGTAGTATCGGTTGTGCACGCTGTGCGGCACTGAGTCATGTAAATCATGCTAGCTCCTTCACAAGTGCGCTAATCGAGTCAAACTCGTCTTCTGGGTCTTTTGTTTTGTGCTCTTCGATGAACTCTTTCAACAACTGCACACTCTCGTAGGGCCACTGTTCGTTTAGTTCTTCGTCTTCGGGGATGCCGTAAGCCTCTCCAAGCACAAAAAAGGTTAGTGTTACATCTAAACTGTCGAGATTTGTTATGTCTTCAGTTATAGCTGTTTCAAGGGATTCGGCAGGTATGAAGTCTTTAGTGACTACTTTTTGTGCTGCACCGACAGCATTAAACAACTCTAAAAAATTAAAGGTCATGGTTCGCTCCTGTTATAGGGTCCAACCAGTATAGACGGTACATTACATTAGGCAAGCACACACTATGAGTTGCTAACAAATGATATAGCAACCGAAGCAGACGCTACAGCAGGTCGTGGAGCACTAGCGGTTTGTGCTTGTAGCTCTACATTAACATCATCTGTTGCCCAAAATATCTCTACATAATCGGTTGCGGAAAGCGATAAAGAACCGTTCCAGTTAGCTATATCTTTTTTTCCATTTCCCGAAATATTGTATTCGTGCGCACTGTATACCTCATCAGTGCCATTTTTCTTGATCCATATTGATACGTTTTTAGCTGAAGAGTTAGTAGACTCTAACTGTAAAGTTGTTTTCACGTGATATACACCATCGCTAGCTACAGTTAGGCGTGAGTTACTTACTACACTAACTCCACTATTAGTACGAGTTGTATTAAATGAGACTGCGTACCCCGTGTTTGGGTTAGCCGCTGTTTGATCTACAGTGCTGTAAAATACCCCATATGGAAACGAAATAAACTTACCACCGTCATCTTCAGCAAATACAGTAGACACCATTGTGACTAAACGGTTAAAGAATAGCCGTAAAATGTTACTGTTTTGATCAGTAAACGGACGTTCGTAAGAATCTGGCGCTAGCGGTAAAGCAGGTGGCTCTACACGCTGTAGTTGGTTAGCCATTAGCGCCTCCCGTCAGGGCGCATGTCTACTCTAGGAGACCCAAGTTGCCACTTAACTCCAAGCTCAGTAGATGCCATTTCTATTGACATCTGTCGCCCACGAACACGTGTATTTACTTGTCCTGTAAACTGTTCAATAGGCACCGTAGCCGTACGTGTTACCGTACCTGTTGCACTACCTCCTTCGGAATACGGGCTGTTATAGCCTGACCCTGAGTTAGCGAGGGGGAGTAATGTCATCGTAGCACTAGGAGAAGTAGCGGTAGACCCTTCAAACGTAACATCCGGCATGATGCGCCATACAAACGCAAATCGGTCTCCGTCATCTATATCAAACTGTCCAGAGGTAATTGTCGCTGCAATTGGTGCAGGAGTACCTGTTTGGTTGTCATCAGTACCTTGCTCATGATTAACAAGGTTATAGCTATACGTAGCCGCTAGAGGGAAATCACGTAAACCGGAATCAAGCCACGCTGTACGGGCTAAAGTACCGTAATACCACGTTTGATCTAAGTAATTAAACACCACATATTTGTCTACCGTTTCGCTATCTGCGGAGCAATAGAACCACCATACTTCATGAAATGCTTCGTTTGTACCCGCAAATACTTGGTCATACTGCAACGTATTAAAGTCTTCAAACACGTAACGACGTACGTTGCATGGGAGTGGTTGGCTACGCCCATCATACATATAGAACTTATCTTTACCCATCCAGAAAGCCACACCACTAGCAAAAGCCACGGTGTTTTGGGAGGCAATAGATATGTTATCCCCAACCAACTGAGCGCCCCATACAGCGGGTGCGCCTTGGTACTGCAATGAATACAACGAAGAGTTGGTCCAAACGAGGACCTCTTGACGTGCTTGTTTAGCCGCAACTATCTCAGTTCCCCGTGACAGTCTCAAGGACCCCGCTTGGTTTGTAGATGCTGGCGTCCACTGTGCTACGTCTTCTTGATCAGACCAACGGATGAGCATTGGATCAACTGTAGCACTGCCAACATCATTAGTACCAAAACAAAACACAAAACGGTTTATATCTGATACTAAAATCAAATTCTGCGAAGTAGGTACATTAGACGCACCACCAAGAGATGACAAGTAAACACCACGTGTATTTACTCCATTTGTAGCATCCCAGTAGAAAATATCACCCCCACGAGGGCCAAATACTAGGTCTTCACCAAAGTTAGCTTGGCTCCATAGACGTATAGCTTCGGTAGAAACACCACCCGTACCCCATACACCAGCGCCCCATGTGCCACCACTCCAGCCAGAAAGTGGGACTTCATATGGTTCGCCTGTGCGTATTTGGTACGCACCAACTACTGATGATCCACCGTTACCTGTGTCTGACGCGTTGGCTGTAGCTGTGGCAGTAATAGTATATGTGTTTGCGTCAGGGACTGTTACAATCTGATACTCAGCGTTTAGCACGTCGGCTGTTATGTTACCGCCTAACGACACAGCGCCACTAAAAGTAACAAAATCACTATCTCGTGCGCCGTGACCTGCATCGGTAACAGTCAGTGTTGCTGATCCATTAGTAGCCGCAAATGTCACGTCTCCCGCAGCGGTAGTGCTACGAATAGGCGTAATGTCATTGTACCCACCACCCTGTTCTAAATAGAACTTGAGGTGCGTGCCAACGCCAATAAGATTAATACTACCTAAAGTAACCCAATTCCATAAAGATCGACACACCCCCAGAAACGAAGTTCCTGAGATACGTTGCCAACCACCTATTTTTTCGGGGAAGCCCTGTCTGAAGCGTACTTTATCGCACTCATACCATCCCGCTTCATCGGTGTAGCGTGTTACTTCTCTATTGATACCGGGTTTAAATACTAACTTCTTTAGAGCCATAATCCACCTACATACTTTCGCCAAAGATAGGAGGTAGTGTAGTGACTTCTATAGCTACATGCTGCTTTAGATTTAATGACGCGCCGCAATCAGAACAAGTATCTGCTTCAAGTTCGGCTTCATCAAGATCATATCCACAGTGTGCACACTCAACGTGCACCGTATGCTTTGGTTCTACACCGCTTTCAGTATCTCTAGCTTCTACGGTAGTTTTCATACTACACCACCAATTCAAAGTGAGGGCCATCAATAAAAGGCCGCTTGCCTTGACTACGACGTAGGTCTACGTACGCATTCATAGCTTCTTCCATTGTACCATCCCACTCGCGGATGTCTGGGATATGCCATGCAGCACCCCAACGAACTCCAACTCCAGCAGCTTTAGCGCCCTCTTTCATGGCATCTGCAAGATCATCATATAAGTTCAATTCCCACGAACCTCTTGACCCAATATAGGCCATAAGGTCTACAGCGTGACCGCCAATATGCTTAGATTTCATGGTTTTACTTGCGCCTTTAGCAACAAGTTCTCGTTGTTCTTCAATGGTTCGTAGACCACAAATTACACCAAAATCGACTTTTGTAACGGCAATAGCATAGTCAACAACCGCGATTAGTCCGACATCTACGCCCTCCAATCTGTCTCGACTACGTTGTGATAACTTAAAACTCATTTTGCTACGCCTTTCGTCTTCTCGAATGATCTGAGACCGCCCAGACCCAACATACCCATCAATACGGGCATCATCACGCTCATATCGGCCTGTGGAACTTCTACTCCAAATCCGGCTGCTATGGGTGATATTAAAAAATTGACGGCTAAGCCAAGTACACAAACGTGCCCACATAAGGGCCTCCAAGACGATTGGAAGAAGTTACCTTTAGCGTCAGCGGTATTTAACGCAATCTGCGCTAGGGCAATTTCCTGCCCGTGTTTTTCCGCCATAGTCCCAATTTCATGGGCGAGCTTGGCTTTCTGGTCTTTATCCTCAATAAACTTGTCTAACAATCCTGAAACAGGACCTATAAGTTGTTGTAGCATAAATAACCTCCTACCTCTTTGTTAACCCATTTTCGATAAGATGGCTACCAACATCGCTATTATGGTACCAGCCGCACCGATCAGGATTGTTTCTAAGCGTTTGATTCGAGTAAATACTTCTTTAAATTGAATATGTACTTCGGTCTCCAACTTAGTAACTCTAGGCTCAATTTCGTCTATGCGACGATGGGCATCGTGAACAGTGCGGCTCATAATTCATCTTACTCTCTTACTTCTTCAGGTTCATTCAACGACTGCGATAGCATGTTTACAAAAGCCTCTCGGCCTACGTTTAGCTGATCCATGTTGAAGCGTAGGCTTCCTAGTTTCTTATCCAGATCAGCAATGTGGTTAACCATCGCAACTTGTTGTTCGGTTAGGTCTTCAATGTTGTGTTCTACATCATTGACAGTAATGGTTTTCTTTTCATTTTTCGCCATTATAAGTCTCCTTATTTAAGTTAAATTATTCTTCGGGTGAAGCAGCCCAAGGCACACCAGATTCAGTCGTTGCAGCGGCATCAATTTGCTTTTGCACCTTTGCATCCCGATCCGCTTCTACGCGAGCTTTAGCTTCGGCAGCGGTTTCGTCGCCTTCGATCAAGCTGTCGTATACCCAACCAAGAACATCGTTCTCTGTTAGATCAGCGTATGGAATAAATCCGGGGTCTGAAGGATTACCTTCACAACGGAGTTT